CGGTGGACACGATTCTGGCTGAAAACGGTAGTTGTTGCGATTCAGGCGATGGAGAAGATGGCGCTGAATGCGCGTGCTCCAAACCGATACCTGGCATAGAAGTACAGGTCGACGGAAAGTCGGTTACTATCGCGGGACTCGGCATGATATTCGATCACCTGGCGGAAACCGGCCTTGCCGCTGTTGAACAATGTATTGAGGATGCACATTATAATATCACTGATGCCAATAAGATCCATGAGGAATTGACCTGGGCTGAAACCATATTGCAAGAAGCCTTATGCGATTTTGCTAAACTTTGCAATATGATTGAGGTGCAGGAATGAAAATAAGTCTCATTCGCTTTAGTGATGATAGCGTTCTCCGCCCAGAGCAACCGTGTGAGTTGGCAAAGACACAAGCGGTACCCGGCTTTATTGCAATTCAAGGCAAACAAGGCACGACCTATTACAGCTCTACTTTCATTAAATTTGTTGTAGTTGAGCAAAAGGATTAATGTCTGCTTATGACTAAAGTTCATATCAGCACCACCAACGACGATGAGTTACGCCGGGTACTTAGACTGCTAAAGCCGTTCGCAGATGAAAACAAAGTAAAAATTGTGGACAACAAACCCCCATACAAGCATGTTTATATTATGCCAAAAAAACCGATCAGACACCGACGATAAGCGGTTTAGATTGACATAGGTACCATAAGTATGATATAATTATTGCAACAAAATAACGATGAGTACCCCACCCTATACGGGTGGAAGCTTTAGATAAGGCACGGGAAATGATATTACCATTTATTTGGTCTAATATTGTTCCCGTGCTTTTTTATTTTGTCAAAATAGTCCACTCAGGACGTAAAACGGAGGTTATTACATGGAAACCGTATTAGATAACGTGATAGACCAAACCCTTACCGGTGACGATCCGGGAGCCATAACGGGGCCAGAGGGCAAGACCTTTTCTCAGGACGAGGTTAACGCCATCATCAAAGACCGACTGGCAAAAGAAAAAGATAAAGCACAAAAGCAATTTGAAGCCCTGACCAAAGATCTGGCCAGAAAAGAACTGGATTTCACAGCCAAAGAGCTGTTATCCAGCAAAGGGATCCCGGCCGATATATTGGGCGCTTTAAAATATGACGATGAAGAAACCCTCAAGGCCAGTGTAGCCATTGTGGAAAAATTATTCAAACCAACCGCACCAGACTATAAGCCCGCCGCCGGTGGTGCGCCCGACCCTACTTAAAAAATAGGAGAATATAAATGGCGATTAATTTAGTAACAAAGTTCCTTCCACTCGTGGATGAAATGTTCAGCACAGAATCAAAAATTCCTTTACTGACAAACAATGAATTTGAATTCACCGGAGCGCACAGCGTCAAGGTTTATAAAATCAGCACCTCACCCATGACCGATTATGACCGATTGGGAACAGGTACCGGCGCTACTGGTTCCCGGTATGGTGATATTGCCAGCCTGGGCGCAACCACTGAAGAGTTTATTTTAAGTAAAGATCGTTCCTTTACTTTCGCAATTGACAAACTTGACCAGGATGAAACGGCGCAACAATTACAGGCAGCCACGGCACTGGCCCGACAAATGCGTCAGGTGGTTCTTCCCGAGGTAGACGCTCATGTTTACGGTAAAATGACCACCGGTGCCGGAACCAAACCCGCAGCCAAAGCCCTGACCGCTGATAATATCTATGATGAGATTATCGCAGCGGGCAAAGAGCTGGATAACGCTGAAGTTCCTGAAACTGGCCGTTATTTGATCTTTAATCCTGACAGCTATGTTTTGATGAAGAAATGTCCTGATATCATCATGGATACTGAAATTTCCAACGAGGAACGAATCCAGGGCGTGATTGGGATGATTGACGGGGCTAAAGTGTTCAAAGTACCAGCCGGACGATTACCAGCTAAATTCGGGTTTATGTTGGGCCATCCGATTGCAACCGTGGCACCTACCAAACTGGAAGAATTAAAGACTCATCAAGACCCTCCAGGGATCAGTGGTTCATTGGTTGAAGGCCGGATCTGCTATGATGCCTTTGTCCTGGAGAATAAAGCAAAAGCCCTATACTATCAAGCGATTGTTTAAAAAGCCAGCCATACGAGCCTTGATGGGTTTGTATGGCTATTTTAAAAAGGAGGTGGCAAACATTGAACGCCAGACAAAAACGATTTGCTGAAGAATATCTGATTGACCTTAACGCCACCCGGGCAGCGGTAGCAGCTGGGTACAGTGAAAAATACGCAGGTCAAAACGCAGATAAGCTACTAAAGAATACTAAAATTTCGCAGTTCATTAGCGAAAAAATGGAAGAAATTTCATCCGAAAAGGTCGCAACCGCTCAAGAAGTCCTGGAATATTTAACTAAGGCGATCCGGTTCGAGCTGGATGAGGAAGTTGTGGTCGTAGTCGATGGATCACCGCAGATCATCAGGAAAAAGATATCACTAAGAGATGCAAATACCTGTGCCCAGATGTTGGCCAAACGGCACCGGCTATTGATTGATAAGGTTGAAGCAGATATCAACCGTTCTGTTATTTTTGAGGGTGAAAATGAACTCGAAGATTAAACTGCCCGAAAAGATCGGCAAGGGTTATAAGACCTTTTGGAACTTCAAAGGCCGGTATCGGGTCGTGAAGGGCGGTCGTGGGTCTAAGAAGTCCACCACCGCCGCCCAATGGTTTATTTACAATATGATGAAATATCCGCTGGCCAATACACTGGTGATCAGACGGGTCTTCAATACCCACAAGGATAGCACCTGGACGCAACTTAAATGGGCTACCCATAATTTAGGCGTTAGCCACCTCTGGTATTTCAGCAAGTCACCGCTGGAAGCGACTTACACCCCCACCGGTCAAAAGATCCTATTCCGGGGCCTGGACGATCCAATGGGGATCACTTCCATTACTGTGGAGAAAGGCTATTTGTGCTGGTGCTGGTTTGAAGAAGCTTTTCAGGTAATGAATGAAGACGCTTTTAATAAAGTTGATCTATCAATCAGGGGCGAACTACCCGAGGGCTATTTTAAACAAATCACCCTGACCCTGAACCCGTGGAGTGAAAAACATTGGATTAAAAAGCGCTTCTTTGATCGTATCGACCCCAACATACTGGCCATGACTACCAGTTACCGCTGCAATGAGTTTCTGGGCGATGATGACCGGCAAATATTTGAGGATATGAAGCAGCGTAACCCCCGGCGATTCTCGATTGAGGGCGAAGGTGAGTGGGGGATTGCTGAAGGTCTGGTCTATCAGAACTTCCATGAAATGGCCTTTGATAAAGATGAGATTAACAGTAAACCATCCGTTACCGCTTATTTTGGCCTTGATTTCGGCTATACCAACGATCCCACGGCCTTTATTGCGCTGTTGGCTGACAAGGAAAATAAAACCATCTATATCTTTGATGAGATCTATAAAAAGGCCCTGACCAACAAGGACATATACAATGAAATCAGTTACCGGGGCTATGAAAAAGAAAAGATCATCGCAGACAGCGCCGAACCGAAAAGCATTGACGAGCTTAGGCGCTTAGGGTTACGCCGGATCAGGGCGGCCAGAAAAGGCCCGGACAGTATCATGTTTGGGATTCAGAAGCTTCAGGACTATAAGATAATCGTTCATCCCAGGTGCGAAAATACCCTGGTCGAACTTAATAACTATGTCTGGGACACCAAAGACGGGCAGATCATTAACAGGCCGGTTGATGATTACAATCATCTGCTAGACGGATTACGCTATGCGGCGGAAAACATCGACAGGCCCAGCGGTCTAACATTCTTAAAATAAAAGGAGGGCGCTATATTTGGAATTAGCAGCAGCAAAAAAACTGATAAAAAAGCATACGGGCAACCACTCTGTACTTGTGGCCAGTACGCAGGTAGCAGAGCGTTATTACCGGAATAAGAACGATATTCTCTTTAAGGGAACCAACACCGATGAAGCGGGGAACCCGTTAAGGAACGCAGACAACCGGGTTTGTAATAATTTCCATGGATTATTGGTCAACCAAAAGGCCAGTTACCTATTTACAGCACCACCGTTGTTCGATGTGGGTAACGATTCAGCAAATAAACGGATCACTGAAACATTAGGCGATAATTACGCCAAAGTTTGTAAGGATCTGTGTATTAACGCATCAAATGCCGGTATCGCATGGTTGCATTATTGGATCACCGCCGATGGGCGTTTCAGGTATGCGGTGATCGATTCTAAACAGGTTATCCCGATCTGGTCGGCCGAGCTTGATAAAGAGCTGCTGGGGGTATTTCGCACCTATACCCAGACCGATGATGAAACCGGCGACGTGTTCGACGTATACGAATACTGGAATAATGAAGGGTGCCAGTCATTCCGGAAATTATCCACAATGTCCATTGATACCGGCTTAAAGGATTACCCCATGTTTAACAGCTTTCCAGAGGGCGAAACAAACAGTTTAAAGCACGATTTCGGCCGGGTGCCGTTTATCCCATTCATGAATAATAACATTGTGGAAAGCGATCTGGAGAACATCAAGGGCCATTCCGATACCTATGATAAAGTATACAGCGGTTTTGCCAATGACCTGGAGGATATACAGGAAATTATCTTTGTTCTTACAAATTATGAGGATGAAGATCTAGGCAATTTTCTGACCCAGCTCAACAAATATAAGACCATCAAAACAAACAGCTACAGCGACTCTGATAAATCGGGATTATCTACACTGTCGATTGATATTCCCGTAGAAGCCCGGGAAAAGCTCTTAGATATTACCCGGCGGGCCATCTTTGAAAAAGGCCAGGGGGTAGATCCGCAACAGCAAGATTTTGGCAATGCCAGTGGTGTAGCCCTCAAGTTTATGTATTCGCTACTGGAACTGAAAGCCGGGTTACTCGAGACTGAATTTCGTTTAGGTTTTGGTGATTTCATCCGGGCCATATGCCACTATTTACGGACTGATTGCCAGACCATCAACCAGACCTGGACAAGAACCGCCATCACCAACGATACAGAAACCGCTGAAATCTGCAAAGGGTCTTACGGCATTGTTTCAGATAAGACCATCCTGGCACACCACCCATTTGTTGATGATGTTCAGGCAGAGATTAAAGAAATTGATGATAAGAAGAAAAAGGACATGGATAATTACGCCGGTGCGTTTGGAGGGTATACAGCTTAAGGGGTGGGATATTAACGCCCATCCTTTTTTTATATGGAGGTTTTACTGTGACCAATGAAGAACTGATAAAAGCCTATCAGGACGGCGATAAAGAAGCCATGAACGAGATTGTGGAGAAAAATACAGGCCTGGTTTATATGGTCGTCAATTCGTTCCACAACAGTCTTGAAAACTCATACCTTGACCGGGATGATCTGGAGCAGTTGGGCTATATGGGCCTTATGGAAGCCGTGAAGCATTTTGACGGTTCCATGGGCTTTAAATTCTCATCCTATGCCAGCAAAGCGATCATGGGTTATATTTCCAGAGGGTTGCGGGTTTCTACTCCTTGGGAGAAAAGAAGCGATACCAGCGGGGCCATGGCTCAGGTGATCAGTGCTGACAGTTACTTGCCCGGATCGGAGGACATGACCTACCTTGAGACAATAGAAGATCCGGACGCTCAGAATGATTTCCACAATATAATATGCGCTGTGGATGACGAAATACTCCACCGTGATCTGTTTTACGTATTGAACCAGGTGTTCAACCTTGACGATAAACCCCGGAACGCTATTATCTTAAAATATGGCCTGACAGGTAGACCGCACACATTAAAAGAGATTGGTGACGCATACGGCACAGATGCAAGTGGTGCCAATCAATGGGTAAGAGCCGGGATCAGGCGTATTAGAAGCTCAAGAGCTGGCCATGAATTAAAGCGGAAATACCAGGTCGAATATTGCCTGTCAAGGGGACGGGAACGGCTGTCACGGCTTGAGTATAAAGACCCGGCCCGTTATGCTCAGGAAATGGAATGGGTTAGGGATATGCGGAGGATGTTAAATGATTAAGTTGAGTTAAATTCACTACCCCAACTACCCCAACGACTACCCCAACGGGGATAATTTAGGACAGGTTAACATTTTGTGAGATTGCTTATAAACGGCTCTAATATGCGCTTTTATTCGTCTGTATTGGTTACGGTTTTACGCCATTTTTCGGCATAACAATAATTCGAATCCCTCTCTCTCCGCCATTTGAAATTAATAAAGAAATCGAATAATACAGCCGTTTGTGGCTGTTTTTTTATACTCTTTGCAGGGTTGACCCCTAAGGTTACCCCAAAGAGATTTTTTGACCCCTAAAGACTCTTGATTAATGCGTCCATTCTTTCAAAACTTTAGGCTCATTGGCTAGCCTCTTTTTATAGGATGTTTACCGCCATTTTTAGAAAGATTGAGTTCAAACGGCGGTTTAAGACGCATGCGTTTTTCCTTTATGGGCACAATCGTCAAAGTCATTCCTAACGGTTCCAAAATTTTCAGGACTGTTGTTAATTTGGGATCGGTAGAACCTCTTTCCATTCTGGCAATCACTGGCTGTCTGACACCACTTAATTCTTCAAGCTTTTTCTGGCTAATCCCTTTATCATGGCGTGCTTTAATGATTTCACCCATGAGAGCAACCCTTAAATCTGATTCCAGAATTTCTTCAGGTGTAAAAATTTCTTTTCTGACATCGGTCCAGCTACTACCAATTGCTTTATTATTCATTATTTTCACCACTTTCTTTTAAGAATGCCAATTCTCGTTTGGCTTGTTCGATTTCTCGTTTAGGGGTCTTTTGTGATTTCTTTATAAATTGGTGTAGCAATACATAACTACCATCTACCCAGGCGACGAAGAAGATTCTATTTCTTAAGGGCCTGATCTCCCAAATTTCGCCCTCTAAATGCTTGATGTATGGCTCGCCGATCTTTGTACCGTATTTACTGAGCATTTGGATGTAATCATTGATCTTATTGAGATTAACACGGCTGTCCTTATCGTTTTTTTTGCTTAATTCTCTGATAAAATCCAATACTGGCTCATTGCCTTTTGGGTCTTTATAAAAAAGTATTTTGTGCAAACCTCACACCCCCTGTTTATATTATAATAACTCGCGAGTTATTGTTTGTCAATTGCTAATCACGGTCTGTTTTAATTAATTTCATTCTTATGGAGTATTTCCTTTGGTAGTATAGTTGAAGTTGATCTCATAATCTTCAATATCAGGGTATTGAACTAAAAGGTTTTCTGATTCTATTAATGAAATAATGTCACCAGTGTCGAATTGACTAATAATCGGAATTTTTGGATTGCATATTTCAAAAAAGTTTACAAATACTTCCGCTTCACCATCGGACATTTTTGATGAAATTTCTTGACTAATCATGCCCTTGAATTGTCCTATCAGATGTGTCATATCAAATTCAGAAGGTACTTCAATA